TAGCAACAGGCACAGCACCATTAGTAGTCACTAGCACAACACAAGTAGCTAACTTAAATGCAGCAACAGCAGGTACTGCAGCAGGTTTATCATCTACATTAGTAGTAGGTAGTGGTGGTACAGGAACAGCTACAGCTTTTACTGCAGGTGCAGTTGTATTTGCAGGTGCATCAGGCACATACACACAAGACAATGCTAACTTATTTTGGGATGATACTAATAATAGATTAGGTATAGGTACTACAGCTCCTATTGATAAATTAGATGTTTTAACTACTATTTGGGGTAGGTCTAGTGGAACGACAAGTGCTGGTGTTGTAGGCGCAGCTGCAAATAATTATTCATCATTGCCATCTTATCGTTCAACATATTTAGCTCAATATGATTCTGCATACGCTGGAACATTATTAGGATTATCTTATGCAAATCTTGGAACACTAGCATTTCAAAATGTAAGTGCTGCATTAATTTATACAAATGGTGCAAATCCATTAGTATTTGGTACTAATTCAGCAGAACGTATGCGTATAGACTCTAGTGGTAATGTAGGTATAGGTACAAGTAGTCCTAATAAAAAATTAGAAATATATGAAAACAATACAACTGTAGTAGCTACTGAACTTTTAAGATTAAATAATCCTTCTGGTAATGCCACAAATAATGGAACTTGACGAGGTTTTTATCAAGGTGCAACTGCATATGGCAATATTAGAAATTACTATACTGCAACTAATGGTTGGACATTAAATTTAGGCTATGGAGCAGCAGGCGAAGCTATTACTATAAATAACTCTAATGGTGTAGGTATGGGTATATCTAACCCAACCGCTTATAATGCAAAACTTGCTGTAGCTGGAAATATAGTTCAATTATCAAATAACGCTTATGAGCCACAACAAGTTATTATTGGAGCTTCAGCTACTGCTGGAGCAGCACCATACTTTATATTTCGTAGAGCAAGAGGAACATATACTGTACCAACAGTATTATCAAATGGGGATGGTTTAGGTAGTTTATTATATGGTGGATATTCTGGTACTGCTTATGTAGATACTAGTAGTATTTCATCAGTTGTTGATGGCACTGTAACTAGCACAAATGTACCTTCAGCACTAGTATTTGCCACTGGTGTAGCATCTGGTACAGAACGTATGCGTATAGACAGCTCTGGTAATGTAGGTATAGGTACAAGTAGTCCATCTTCAAAACTAGAAATAGCTGGAACAACAGTATCGGTTAATCAAAAAATAACTGCAACTACAGGTGGAGTTTACACAACTTATGGAAACACAGGCAGTAACTTTTTTGTAGGAAAAGAAAATAGTACTAGCACTGCTTTTGGAGCTCCTGCGTATGCTTCTCTTTTATATGAACAAGGTGTATACCCAATAATTTTTTATACATCTTCAGCAGAACGTATGCGTATACACGCTAGTGGCGGTGTATCTATAGGTAATACTACAGACCCAAGTGCTACTAACTTATCAGTCACAGGAACTATTACAGGTTCATCATTTTCAGGCGCAGTTGCAGCTACTACACTTTCTGCTTCTAGCACAGTTTCAGGAACAGGATTTAGCACATATTTAGCATCACCACCAGCTATTGGTGGAACTTCTGCTGCAGCAGGTACATTTACACAACTTACAGTCAATGGTTCAAATGTAAATACATCTATTAGTCCAACTGGTACAGGTACGGTAACTATATCTCCTGCTGGAGCTTTGACAGTTAATCCTACTGCTGCATCAACAATTAATAATACATCTATTGGTGCTACAACAGCTTCTACAGGTACATTTACCACATTAAAAGCTAATACTAATGATGTAACATCAGTTACAGCAGCTACAAGTGGATTAACAGCTAATACCACAGTTACTAATACTGCTACATTTACAACAGCAGGTTTAACATTAGCAACACAAACAGCAGCAGCAGGTTCAGTATGGCGTATAAGAGCTTATGGTCAATTTACAGCAGCATCATCAGCAACAGTAAGAACAGCACAAATAGCTTGCTTTTGGGGTACAACTCAATTAACAGCAATTACTCCAACAGTATTAGCATCAACAGCACAAACAACTCAATGGCAAGTAGAGTTTGAATTATCAGCCACATCTACAACAGCTATTTGGACAACAGGTAGTTTAATGAGTAGAGTTGCTTCTGCAACTGCATTGGCTATAGATAATGCTACTGCTGCATCTACAACTGTAACTGCTGGTGCACAAACATTAGATTTACAAGTAAGAGTATCATCTGCTATTGCAGCAGAATCATGGATTATTCAACAAATAACAATGGAAAGAATTAAATAAGGATTAATATGACTTTAACATGGAAAATAGAACAACTTAACTGCAAGCCATCTTTTGATGGTAAAACAAATGTAGTAGAAACTATACACTGGAGGCTTAATGGTGTAGATGGTGACTTATCTGCAGGCGTATATGGCTCTCAAGGAGTTACTTACGTAGAAGGTAGTCCATTTACAGATTATGACAGCTTAACAGAAGAAACTGTGGTAGAATGGTTGAAGGATGCACTAGGTGTGGAACAAGTAGCAGAATACGAAGCTGGTGTAGAGGCTCAATTAGAAGCTCTTAAAAACCCAACTGTAGTGAATCCTCCTTTACCATTTTAATCAGGAGTATTTATGCAAGATATTGAATTAAAGTTATCATTAGAAGAAGTAAACGGTTTATTAGGCGTATTAGGTGAGTTGCCTACAAAGACTGGTGCATGGAATCTAGTAGTAAAAATTAAACAACAAGCGGAAGCTCAAGTACCAAAAGAAGAAACTAAAACAGAGGAATAATAGATGTTAGGATTTTCCGCCCTATCGCAAACACCATTAAGTGCATTACAGATAGACGTACCTTCACAAAGTGCGTCTATTTTTGCATCTGCTAGTGTAACTGCTTATCCTAATGCTACTTATTCAAGATTAGCTTATATAAATGGCACAGGTACTCTTACAGCTAATGGCTATAGAGAACAAAGTTTTAGTGCTGCTATAAATGGAACAGCAACAGTTACCACTAATGGTTATGCAGTATGGGGTGGAATAGCCTATATTAATGGCACAGCTTTAGTCACTACTTACCCTAATGTTACTTACAGTAGCAATGCAGTCATTGCTGCTAATGCAAGTATAGTAGCCAATGGTACACGCATGGGTGAAGGTTGGAATGTAGTTACGCAAGGTTCAGAAACATGGACTACACAGTCTACTGGCACAGAAACATGGACAGCAATTAGTACAGGTTCAAATACATGGAATGATGTAACACAGGGTTCAGAAACATGGACAGACACTACAATAGGTGATAATACTTGGTTACGTCAAGGTTAGTTAATTAAGGAAAACAAATGGCAAAGACAAAAATTAGTGAATATGATTCAACCGCAGGGAATAATACTGATATTAACAGTATTAACATAGACGAAGGATGTTCACCATCTGGCATTAATAATGCTATTCGTGCACTTATGTCACATCTTAAAAATTGGCAAGGTGGTACAAGTGGTGATGCTTTACCTGTGGCTTCTGGCGGTACAGGGTCTACAACAGCAGGTGCTGCTAGAACAGCATTAAGTGCTGCGTCTTCTGGTGCTAACTCTGACATAACATCTCTAACAGGTCTTACTACACCGCTTACAATTGCACAAGGCGGTACAGGAACATCATCAACTACTTTTGCAAATCTTGCTACTAATGTAACTGGTACATTGCCTACTGCTAATGGTGGTACTGGAGTAACATCTTTTGTTGCTGGCACAAACTATGCTGCACCTAATGCTGCAACTTCATATACTGCATTACAAACATTTTCTGGTTCATCTAGTGTATTAGCAGCTAAATTTACAAATAGTGCTGAAGTAGTTACAGTTTCTGCAACTGCTGCAACAGGTACAGTAAATTTTGATGTGACTACACAATCTGTTTTATATTACACAACAAACTCTACAGGTAACGTTACATTAAACTTTAGAGCTTCTAGTGGCACAGCTTTAAATACAGCAATGGCAGTAGGTGATGCAGTAACTGGTACATTTATGATTACTAATGGCACTGCTATATCAGTGACAGCAGGTGCATTTGTAGTTGGTAATACTTATACTATTACATCTGTAGGTACAACATCATTTACAGCTATTGGTGCAAGTGCAAATACAGTGGGTATAGTATTTACAGCAACAGGCGCAGGTACTGGTACAGGTACAGCTTCATATTCACCTTATGTAGTTACAGTGCAAGTAGATGGAACTACAATTACTCCTAAATACCAAAATGGTAACGTAATTAATACAGGTGATGCTTCTTCTATTGACGCATTTACTTATACTATTATAAAGACTGCTTCATCAGCATTTACAATACTTGCATCTAAAACTAAATTCGCTTAAGGAATAATATGCCACTTATTTCTAGTTTTTCACGCAATGCTGCAAGAGCTGAAAATCATATTCCTAATGAAAATACATACGCTATTGGAGCAACAATATTAAGTTATGGTTGGTCACCAAGTGGAAATATTGCTGGATTTATAGCTTACGGAAACATTTACCCTGAAATATGGACTGTTAAACCATATTTTTTATATGGAGGTGGTGGAGCTGATTCAGCTATTTCAGCTACATTAGCTTCAGGATATATATGCTCTACAGTATATCAAGGTACACGAGGAACTTTTACTTATAGTCCTCCATATACTCAAACAGGTGGAGATATTTTTGTTGGTGTAGGAGGTTCAGTTACTCAAGTTGGATATCTTCCTGTATTAGGTAATGTTAGTGATAATGGCGGTTCTAGTATAACAATTACTTATGTAGGCAAATAATGACAACTCAAAGAATACAGTTTACAGAATGGTTACCAGACCAACCAGCTATTGGACAAGGTTTACAAGACGCTAAAAATGTCGTACCTGTTTCAGCAGGTTATGCACCATTTCCTTCTGCATCTAATTTTTCTAATGCAGCTAGTGAAAATCTTAACAATGTATTTGTAGGTAAAATTGGTGACACTGTACAACTATTTGGTGGTGGTGCTACTAAACTATTTAAGTTTGATGCTACTAATCTTAACATGACAGATGTGTCTAAAACTGGTGCTTACAGTAGTACTGTTCGTTGGCAATATACACAATTTGGCTCTATCTTAATAGCTACTAATTATCATGAACCTGTACAAGCATGGACTTTAGGTGTTTCTAGTACATGGCAAGATTTAGGTACATATATTAATGGCACTTATACAAGAGCACTTACAGTTGTTACAGTAACTACAGCTACAGCACATGGCTTAACTACTGGAAATACATATAAGATTTACTTTAAATCAGGTGGTGCATTATCTGGTAACTATGTTATTACTTCTACAGGCTCAACTACATTTACTTTAACTACTGCAGCTAGTGGCACTATTGCCTCAAGCAACATGAGTGTATATACATCTTCTGCACCTACTGCTAAATATGTAACTGTAGTGCGTGACTTTGTAGTAGCAGCTAATATACTAGACACACCTAATAAACTTCAGTGGTCTGACATTGCTAATGAGCAAAATTGGACTTCTGGTAACGCATCACAAGCTGATTTCCAAATGATTGCAGATGGTGGAAACATTACAGGAATTACAGGTGGAGAGTTTGGCATAGTATTCCTAGAAAAAGCAATCTATCGTATGTCATACATAGGTAGCCCATATTTCTTCCAGTTTGACGCTATATCACGCAATCTTGGTTGTATAGAAGGTAACTCTGTAGCACAGTATGGTGGCATGTCTTACTTCTTATCAGATGATGGTTTCTATTCATGTGATGGTCGTACAATCACTCCAATAGGTGTAGAAAAAATAGATAGGTATTTTTATTCTACATTTAACTTGGCTAAATCTGACTCTATGTCAGCAACTATTGACCCTATTCGTAAACTAGTTATATGGAATTACCCTACAGTAACAGGTGGTAATGCACTTATTATTTATAACTGGCAATTACAAAAATGGACTCGTGCTGAAACAGACACAAGTTATGTAGCTGCTGCAGCTTCTACAGGTACAACTTTAGAAGGCATTGGTACTTTATATACTAACATTGAAACAGTACCAGCATCATTTGATGACCGTATTTGGTCTGGTGGTAAATATGTTCTTGCAGGTGCTAGAGGAACTTATATTGTTACATTTACAGGTGCTAATACTACTGCTAACATTATTTTATCAGACTTTGAAAATGGTTATAACTCTGTAGTTAAACTTGCTAGACCTATTGTAGACAATGGTGCAGGAACTGTAGCTATAGCTTCCAGACGTGAATTAGATGATAACATTGTATTTACTACTGCTGTTGCATCTGGTGAAGGTAATCGTGTTCCTTTAAGAAGTGCTGGTAGATGGCATAGATTAAGCATTACTCCTACAGGAAGTTGGACAACAGCTATAGGAGTTGATGTAGACACTGAACAACAAGGTGGTAGATAATGGCTAAAAGGGACTCGTATAGAAAACTAAACCCTGCTGGCTCTGAACCTCGTGAAATAAGTGAAGTAGTCAATAACCTTATTGAAGGTAAAACTAACAATACAGGTACCATTACTTTAAATGTAGCTAGTGCTACTACTACAACAATTTCTGATGCTAGAATAGGCTATAATAGTGTAATACTTCTTATGCCTACTACAGCTAATGCAGTTTCTGTTGTAGCAAGTACTTATATTAGTGCTACCAATAAAGGCAATGCAGTGATTACTCATACAGCTAACA